GTAATTAGGTATATTTAAAATTCCATCTATTAAAGTTGCTTCTCCAGATGTACCATTTGTTTCTAAAGTTGTGCCTATTTTAGCATTATTAGCAACAATATCACTTGCTTGTTGTGTTGTTATTCCAACCTTTTGAGTATTGGAAACAATTTGATTTGCTTGGTTAACTGTTATACCAGTAGTTACAACTTGAACCGTTATTTCTTGTGGGTAATCTTCTACTTGAACCGTTATTTCTTGAGGATAGTCCTCTACTATTACAGTTATATTATCCATAAGTTACATCTTGTATTACCGTTATGTTACCTTGTATGTATGTTCTAACAACTCCATTTGGAAACGTTATCTGAATGTCGTAATAGTAAAAATCTGCTGCCCAATCAATTAAAAAGCTATCTATAGAAAACACCCCCCCAGCAGCATCAGATAATGTTATTCCATTACCATTAGTTATCTCTTTCTGAATAGCTCCTGTTTTAGAACCAAATCTAAACTGACTTCTAATACTAACTCCAGTTAAATCAATAGGAGTGTTACCCTCTGTATTTAGAATTGTGAATTGTATTCCATCATAAGTATCTCCTTTATATTGGTCATTTATTTTAATTACAGCAGGTTTGCCCATTTTTCTCTTTTTTAGTTTCTTTTCTTACCTTGTCATAAAAAGCTGATAACTTTACTATGTTAACCTCTTTTGTCTTATATGTCTTTTTTTTATTCCCCATTATAAAACCCAGCTTGAAAAAGTATCTGTATCTCTATCTGGATACATATCTCCGTTCTGATTGTTAGTATATTCTGGAAACTTATTGCTATTAAAGCAGATATAATCTAGGAAACGTCTTGTATAGAACTCAGACCTATCATTTATCTTACTCATCATTCTGTCAATATCTCCATAATTAACATTATCAGACTCTTCTCCTCTATGCTTAGAAACACCTCCATTATCTATTTTAAACATAGCAAATGGCAAATACTCTGATTGAGTGAACCAAGTTAACATAGGTTTAATGTAGTCGTCTCTAAGGAGCTTATAATCAGAATTAATATCTAAGTCCATTTCATCTGAAATAATCAAAGCTTGCATCTTATCATATAGCTTTCCACCTAAGTAGTTCTGGATATGTATATCTTGAGCCACCTCTATAAAGTGAATCAATTTATCAGCATCTGTATTTCCGCTTATGATTGATTTTGCTTTTAAATCCTTTACTGTTATAAATAGTGCTTTCATTATTGTCCTAATATTTTTCTGATTCTACTTAACACACTTGGGTATGCTCCTTTGTCTCCCCTACTTATCATTGACTCTCCCATTTCAGAAGGATTGATAGGTTCTTTAAGACCTTTGTTGTAAGCTTCTTCAGAATTAACCTTTCTTCCACTTGACTTCTTGTAGACCTGTAGTGACCAATAGTGATGACAGTTCTTACCGCCCTTAAATTTTAAAAGGCTATAATTCTGTTTGTTATGACCTAATACATTATTAACCCCTCTAAAAGACATCATATTAATATCTTCCTTTCTAAATACAACCTTACTACTTGTTAAAGACTCCATTTTCTTACAGAAGTCTCTACTATTATCAGACTTTCTAACTGGTTCGTAAGAGTATCTAACTTTATAGATAGCATCATCTTCTTTTGATGTTTTATCAGAATACTTGATTTCAGCCATTTTAACGGACTCATCTTCCTCTTGGTATATCTCACTATGGATTAACTCCCAATCATCGCTTAAAACCTCTCCTAAGCCTTCTAATTGAGAATACAAGTCATCTCCCTCTTCATCAGAAAAGTCTCCAGATGGTTCTTCAGCAGATAATTTCTCTCCAGTTTCTTCTTCTCTTTTAATTTTAGTCTCTATATTATCTAACTCTGTAAACTCTATAGGTTGTAATGTTGTAAAGTATAAGTCTTGGTGTATATTGTTAAATTCAAGTATCTCTGTTAATCCATAAATAATACCATCTTGTAAAGGTCTAATAATAACATTATCCATTAATACTGATGCTGTACGTAATTCTTCTGCATTGTTACCAAATCCTGTATTATCTTTAATACCTAATAAGATTGGAGATACAATACCGTGACCTAACATAATCTTCTCTCTTGCTTCATCAGATAAGAACTGATATTGTGCGTGAGCATCTGGCAAGTGAATAGCTTCTATATCAGCTTTTGTTTCAGCAGATTCATTAAATGCTATAATCGCTTTACCTGTATTTGAACTACCAGAAAACTTTTGATTTATCTTAGTCTCTATACTTGCTTGAGTTTCAGCATTAGGAACTCCATTATTAAAGTTAACAAATAGACTAGGTTGTAAACCATTTTGTATATTAGATATATGGTAATTAGACACTTCTGATTCTAATTCAGCATACTGTAAACAAGCTTGATAATCTACAGTTGCATAATAGTAAAAACCACTTCTATAAGGTTTAAAGATATAAAGCTCATTAATTTGACCTTTAGTTCCATTTCCAAAAGTAGGTATCCTTTTAGGAGTATCTGAAGTTTTATACTTTTTCCAAGAAGGATGATAGTGATATGCTTTTATTTGACCTTTAGTAGCTTTCTCTGCTCTTAATGTTTCCATAGGAAAGTGAGAAACCTTTAATATCTTAGTTTTAGCTTTGTTGTAGGTAATTTGCATAGCTCCTTGACCTAACAACTTGTAATCATTAACAAGTCTTTTAATCTCTCTAGGTCTAAGTAATTTCTTCATCCTAACATAGTCAGCAGGGAACACGTCTGAGTTAGTAGATTCTAAACCTCTACCATAAATCATATCAATAATACCATTTATACATCTACCATTAGTAGGACTATCTATGTATCTATCAATTAGATTATCGTAATAATCATTGTTTTCCCCAAAAGAAACCCAGTCTTTATTGTGAACCTCTTCTATTGAAGGCGTTTGATAAGAAGACATATTAACAACTCTAATACTATCCTTATAAACTTTACTTGGTTTATTGTCTTTTTTTATGCTCATTATATTATGTATGTATTATCGTCTGATTCACTAAAAGGTTTATAGATTGTACCGTTACCTATCTTATGTTTATTCGTTTCTCTTTGTAAACTTGTTTGAGATGTAACGTATATCTTGTCTCTGTACCATAAATCACTATCTTTAGTAATCTCTAGGTAGTACGTAGAATCTTCTTCAAGAATACTTGATTGAAATTCTATTATAGAAAAACCTTTAAGAGTAACAACTTCTGGAATTACTATAGATTCCTCTTTACCATCTCCATCTCTTCTAATACGCATAGTAATAACACCTCTTAATGCAACGCTTCTTGGTGCTATTGTGATTTTTTGAACTCCTGTTATTGGTTGTAGTATTAACATATTGAGATAACTAAAAATTAATATTTTGTTTTAATTAATAAGAAAACCCCACCGAAATGGTAGGGTTTAATAATTTAAGATAGTTAATTGTTATACTCCTTCAACAACAGTAAATCCAACAGACGCTAACTCTCCGTCAATAAAGTTAGCAGGTGTTTTCTCCATACCAGTAAAGCTTAAAGTGTATCCACTCATATCTCCCATAGCACCACCAGTAACAATAGTACCTCCAGTTACGTCAGCTCCGTGTTCTAATCCAGATAAGAATCTATTTCCGTTATTATCCTCAATAATTACGTGAGGTCTTCCGAAAGATAACAACTTAATTGTATTATGGTCTTCTTTGGTTAATTTTTTAAGAGATAACTCTAATACTTGCTCGAAAGCAGTAGTTCCATTCTCTCTACTTGATTGAATGCTTTCGGTGTACGTTGAGCTACCTCTAACGTCAAATTTGTAAGCACTTGGAGAACCAGCAACAGCATCAATTACATCAGTATCGGTAGCATCATAAGTAACACTTGTTATGTCTCCGTAATTTACGAAGTACACCGCGTTTATTCCTCCAACGCTATCCTTGCAAGGCTCTAACCTTCCGTTTGCAATATCACAACTCATAATTTATATTTTATTTTAGTTAATAAAAAAGGGATAGGCAGTTAAACCGTCTACCCCCTTTTTCGTTTTATTTATTTGTTACTATGCAATTCCGTAAGTTACGATATCAGCAGCAACTCCGTATTGAACACCTGCAGTAAATCTCATAATTACTCTTACATTTTGAGAACCATCAAGGTCAGCCATATCTAAAACTCTAACTTCTTGAGAATCTGATAATAAACCAGTTCCAAAGTGTAAATTGTCTTTAGTTGTTGCAATCATCTTGTCAGAAGGTAATCCGTTAGCCATAAATATCTTTACTCCATCAAATGATTCGATATTGATATCTTGGTTGTTTCCTTGAACACTACCACCAACAGTAGCTAAATGTCTCTTGTATGCTTTAAATACATTTTGTGGAACGTAAACGTGTAAATCATCTCTTCCATACAAAGCAGCTGGAATAGCATCAATAACTTTACCTAATTCTACAACAACATTTGAAGCATCTACAGCAGTACCAGTTACAGCGATTTTACCAGCATCAGCAGCTAATAGAGTAGAGAATCCATCAAATGAACCTTCAGCTACAGCTCCTGCCCATATGTTTTGTTCGTTCTTTTGTGCAACTTTTCCAGCAACATAACCGATTAAATACTCTTGGAAAGAGCTTGGTAAGTTGTCAAAAGCAGAGTATCCCATTTGGATAGCATCCCAGTCAGAACGGAAGTCTTTCTTACACAATTCTAAGTTAACTTGTAACTCTTTAGGTTGTAAGATTCTTTCAGTTAATGTTAAAGTAGATGTATCAGCGAAATCACAAGAACCGTCTTTTACGATACCGTCTAATTCCAATCTTTTTACAACTTCTTTAAATTTTACATTTGGACGAATAGTTAAACCTCCATTTGCAATTGTGTTACCTGCTAAAAGAGCAGCAGAAATGTATTTTCCTGCAAATTCTCCAGCATAAGTAGTAGTAATACTTGTAGTAGTAGCCATTTTTATATAGTTTTTAATTGAATAACATTCTATTGACTCTCTGTTCTGTAGTCATAGGTTTGTTTGGTTTTGATAATAAATTCTTTTTAGTTTCGATTGCCGCTTCTGGAGAATGGATTACTTCTTCCGCTTCTTCAGATAACTCAACTTCTTCCTGCTTAGATAATTCTTGTGGAACTTCTTTAGTTTCTGGAGATGACTTATCTTCAATTAAAGCGTTAATCATAGATAATAATTCTAGTTTAAGTGCTGATAATTCTTCAGATGTAGCGTAACTTGCTACTGGTGCTTCTGCCACCTCGTCAACAATTACTTCTTCTTCAGTTTCTTCAGCAAGTATAACCTCCTTTACTTCTTCTTCGGTAGATAATTCTACCACTTCCTCTGCAATAACATCTTCAACCTTTACTTCTTCTTTAGAAAGATTTAAAAGCTCTTTAACGCTATTAAGGATTTCTGTTGCTTTCATACTTATTGATTTATATTAATATAACTATTCATAAATTTAATGTCTTGTTTTTACTCCTCAGTCTCTTTGTATATCGAGCCTATACCTTGCTTCCAATATTCATCAGACTTACATTTCTTACCATACTTATCACAATCAATAGAGTAGGTGTTCTTGCACTTGCAATAAACTGCTTTAGCCATTAGATAATAATTTTTTAAGTTCACTTAATATATTTTCAGATTCAACCTCTTCAATATCTTCGGCTCTATCACTAAACATACCTTCAATACTTAATCCTAAATACTTTCCAGACTTAACATCTTTCCATACCTCATCATTATCTATCTTCATAGTTACAGCCCAAGCACCTTCTACAGCGTTTAATCCGTATAAAGCAGTCTTATCTTTCTCTGGGTCTTCTACTATCCAAGATTCTATAACAGATACACCACTTGTCATTTTCTCATCGTGTTCTAATGTGGCATTGTTTAGTTTAAGACGTTTTAAATAAAGCTCAGAAGCTTTTCTTACAGTCTCCTTAGAGAATATGATATTGTACTCAGTCTTACCGCTACGTCTATAAATAGGCTTATCTGGAACTAAAGCTAAACCAACTATAATTCTTTTTTCTGTATCTACAGTTTTAAATTCTACCTTATGTTTACTTAATGCAACAAAGTTCTCTTCTATTGCAGGAAATTCAACTAGAGAGATAGCTTCTATTCCATCTTCTTCTCTAGCATCGTCTATAAATAATTCAAAAGTTTCTAATTCGTTCATATTTAATTCTTTTATATTATGTTAACTTTATTAATTGTATTTGTTTTATTTTAAGTACCTGCTTGGTCTGTAATTATACCATCTAATTGCTGCTGATTAGTTACATCCCTAGATACAACATATGCTTTTAATGGCTTGTCAAAAGTAGCTTGAATAGCGTTTATTAGTAAGTTGTCATCAGACCTACCTACTATATTAAAAGA